GACATCCTCGTGCCCTTCAGCCTCACACCGCTCGGCCAGAATCCGGAGCCCCAGGGGAAGCCGGGCCAGGAACCGCCCGAGGAGAAGCGCAAGAGCTTCGAACACCCGCTCCGTGACGAGTTTGTCCGCAAGCGCTACGGCGCGGTCATGGCGAAGCGTCTGGACCGCAGGGAGGCGGAGTTCAAGCAGGCCATCGCCCGCTACTTCGAAGATCAGCGCACCCGCCTTCTCGACCACATAGGGGAGACCCGCGTCTTCCGCCGTAAAGACCTGTTCGACGAGGCGCTCAACCGCGACACGGAGATTCGGCTCGCCAAGGGTACGGCTCTGCCGCTCCTCCAGATGTTCCTCAAGGATGCGGGCGACGACGCTCTCGACCTCATCGGCTTTGACTATGACTTCAATCTTTCAAGCGATATAGCCTCGTGGCTCGACGGGCGGGCCGACCTCTTTGCCGAGCAGATCACGGCGACCACCTTCGAGAACCTCAAGGATCAGTTCGCCGCCAGCTTCGAAGCCGGGGAGAGCCGCAAAGACCTCATCAAGCGCATCGAGGACACGTATGCGGGCTACACCGAGGCGCGCGCCACGACCATCGCACGCACCGAAGTCCACGCAGCCATGCAGAAGGGCACCTTCGAAGGCTACCGGCAGGCCCGTCTCCCTACGAAGATATGGGTTACGGTCGGCGACGTGCATGTGCGTGACAGCCACGACGCGCAGGACGGGGAAGAGGTGCCGATAGACGCAACCTTCCCGAACGGCTTGCAGTATCCAGGCGACCCGCGCGCAGATGCCTCGGAGGTCATTAACTGCCGGTGTAGCGTGTGATGAACGAAGCCGTGTTATAATTTCGTTATCAGTAAGCAGTGTCCCGTAGAGACCTACTCATGGGCATCCGAGCGCATCGGGTGCCCATTTCTATATGAAAAAATTCTATCCACTTCACAGCGAGGCGATCAACGGTCCAACCCTCAAGCACATTTGGCTCCAGGCGAAAGCCGAGGGCTATTCCGGCCTCGCTGCGGTGTGTGAGACCGTCTTCACCAAGGCGGAGGACCAGGAGAACAAGTTCCACGCCGTATTTTCGAGCGCGAGGGAAGACCGGCACGGCGACATTGTGCATCAGGACTTCGACCTGAAGTCCTTCAAGAAGAACCCCGTCTTCCTCGACAGCCATAACTACTTCTCGATCGAGCGCATCATCGGCAAGGTCGCAAAGATCGGCCTGAAGGACGGACGCCTCGAAGGCGACATCGAGTTCGCGATGGAGAACCCGCTTGGCGCACTGGCGGCGAAGCTCGCAGACGGCGGCTTCCTCGGTGCGACCTCCATCGGCTTCATCCCGCGCGAGTTCAATGACAAGGGCGAGATGCTCAAGTCCGAGCTGCTCGAAGTGTCCGCTGTAAGCGTCCCAGCGAACGCCGATGCGCTCTTTGAGAAGGCCGCAGGCGAGCAGCAGGTAGAGGAACAGACGCCGGCAGAGCAGGCTCCCGCAGAAGTACAGGAGGAGACCGTTCCCGAGGAGCAGGCGCAGGCAGCGGAGCCTGTAGCGTCCCCTATCGACCATAAGGCCATCGCCTCCCGTGTCATCATCGACATGGCAGAGAAGCGTCGCGCCCTCATTCGCAGCATCGCACGGGACGTTCAGGAACTCACCGACGAGAACCGTCAGGAGAAGAAACGCAAGATCTACCAGAAGATACGCCAGGCGCTCGACGCCTAGATGCTTTCAAGACCGGATACCGCCTCACTTACTACTCCCCGACGCGGCGCGGGCCGAAATTAAAAGGAGATAACTTAGCCAAATAATTTATGAACGAGCTACTCAAGCTCATGAAGCGCCTGTTGAAGCAGGGCTTCGCCCCTTCCGCTGAAAAGCAGAAGGTCGCAACGATGCTCAAGGCCCTCGACGGCGAAGAGCAGGAGGCGTTGCAGGAGGATGCGCAGGCCGTAGAGGCGCTCCCCGAGGAGGCACCGGCATCGGATGACGATGCGCAGGCCGAGGTGGAGAAGGGCATCAAGACCCTCGTTAAGTCCGCGATCAGTGCGGCCACCGAGGACATGAAAGCCGAAGTGAAGACCTACCTCGAAGAGCAGAAGTCCGCTCTTGAGAAGAAGGCCGGCATCTACCACCCGGAGGTCCAGGAGAAGCGCAAGCGCGTCAACGACTACATCCGCAAGTTCGCGACTGCAGTCCTCGACAACGACACGGCAACGGTCAAGGAGCTTTCTACCGATACGCAGGGCTCGCCGTTCGGCGGCTATGTCGTCGATAGCGAGCTCTCGGCCGAGATCCGCCACCTTGTGACGGAGTACGGCGTCGCACGGCGTGAGATGAGCGCGATCCAGCTCTCGAAGAACTCGTACCGCGCGAACGAGCTCGTGACCGACATCACGGTCGCATGGGTGGACGAAGGGGCGGTCATTCCATCGAAGGAGATCGTCCTCGACCAGGAGTCCCTCTCCCTCAAGAAGCTCGGCGCGATCGTCGCGATCACCCGCGAGCTTTTGGAGGACCAGGAGGTTGACCTCTTTGCCTTCATCGGCAACCGCGTCGCGGAGAAGTTCGCCCAGGCGGAGGACCTCATGGCCTTCGTCGGCGACGGCACCTCGACCTACGGCGGCTTCACCGGCATCTTCAAGCATGCCAGCGTGAACTCCGTCACCCTGCCGGATCGCACGGCGGACGAGGGCGGCGACGGTACGTCCTTCACGCACCTGACCGCTGATGACCTGTTCGACATGATTGCTGCCTCGCCGCAGTCTGTCCGTCGCACGGGCAAGTTCTACATGGACTTCTCGGTCATGGGCGTCGTGCGCAAGCTGAAGGATTCCAACGGCGACTACATCTACCAGCGGCCGTCTGAAACCGGCCCTGCGACGATCTGGGGCCGTCCGATGGTGGAAGTCGAAGTGCTTCCTAACACCGGCGACAGCGCGGCGAATACCGCGTTCGTCGGCTACGGCGACCTCAAGAAGTCGTCGATCTTCGGCTACCGCGGCGCGATCGCGATGGACCGCTTCAATGCGGGCGTCGTCCGCAATGTGGCGGGCAACGCGGACATCAACCTCATCACCACGGACCGCGAGGCGGTGCGCTGGATCGAGCGGGTTGGCGTCATGCACATCATCCCGAGCGCCTTCACGGTGCTGAAGACCGCGGAAGAGTCCTAGGACTTGAACGCTGCCTCTGCCCCTTCGGGGGCGGGGATCAGCGCTGAAGCCATGCTCGATGTCGTCTATCCGCTCAAGGTGCAGCCGAACAACGAGGAGCTCCGCTACTCCCTGCGCTCTTTGGTCAACCTTCCCCACCGGAAGGTCTGGTTCGTGGGCCACAAGCCCGCCTGGTCGCGGCACGTCGAGTACGTCCCGAACGCGCAGAACGGGTCAAAGTACGACAACGCCCGCGGCAACATGCTCGCCGCCTGCCGTGAACCGGGTGTGAGCGAGGATTTCGTGCTCATGCACGATGACTTCTTCATCATGCGTCCCATCGCTTCGGTCCCGGTCTACCACCGCGGCTCGCTGCAGGTAGCCGTCGAGCGCTGGTCCGTCAAAGGAGCGTACTGGAAGAAGATGAAGGCGACGCTGGAGTTGCTGCAGGCGGAGGGCATTGCAAACCCCGTCTTCTACGAAATGCACACGCCTTGCGTCTTTAACAAGCGCCGTCTTCTCGACATCGCGGAACGGTTCCCCGGCTCTGACTACATGATCCGCACCGTGTACCAGAACCTCAACGGCGGCGGCGGAGAGGAGGTGCAGGATGTGAAGCTTTTCAGGATCGGTGAGGCGATCCCCGACCGGGACTTCCTTTCAACGTCCGACGCGTTCGGGTCGCTCTCCCGCTTCAAGCAGTTCATGCACAGCAGATTTCCGGTGATGGGGTATTATGAGCTTAGGCCCATACCATGAAGAAATACTCCTATCGCAATAAGAAGACCGGCCGCCTTGTCCATTCGGACAAGCTCCTCCACGACAGCGACCTCGTGCTTGTTCGCCAGGTCCGCGACGGCCAGATGAAGGGGCATAACATCCACCAGACATGAACTACACCACCATAGAGGCGGTCGAGAAATACACCGGCATCAGTATCGACGCAGGGGATGAGCCTTCGGTCGAGGAATACATCGGCGGCATCTCCCGCTTCTTCGATCGGATTGCCGACCGCAAGCTGGTCGCAGACGAGGAGGAGAGCGGAGAGGAAACACCGGACTATCGCGTCTATGACGGCGACGGCTCGCCGTGGCTCGCGATCGACGATTGCGTTGAGATCGTGAGCGTTGAGATCGGCGGCGACTTCGCGACTGCTCTTGCCGCCGTGACGGACGCGAGCGCCTATCCTGCCATTGCACCACACCGGAAGCTCTACCGCGCCGCTGGTTTTCCGTGCGGTATCCAGAATGTCCGCATCGCCGCGCGCTGGGGCTACCGTGAGGACCTCCCTGAAGACTTGAAATTCGCCGCTACCGTCATCGTCGGCGGTGTCCTCTTCGCTAAGCAGCCGGGCGTGCAGGGCAAGAAGTCCGAGAGCATCGGGAACTACTCGGTGACGTATTCGGACGACAAGGGCATCGCCGACTACGAGCGCGCCCTGGCGATTCTTGAGGGGTATAAGCGCCACAGCTTGTGATAACCGACTACTTCACCACGACCTTCACCGTCTCCCGCTCGGAATGGACCCAGGACGGCGAAGGCAACCTTCAAAGCACCGAAGCGGCCGTTACTACCTTCAAGGGCCATATCCAGCAGGCCAGCGCCGAGCTCGTTGAGAACCTCGGTCTGTCGCTCACCAAGTCCTTCACAGTGTGGTGCCTTCCGAGCGTCAATGTGAAAGCGGGCGATACGATCACGGACGGCAGCCGGTCGTT